ACCGGGCCTGGTACTTCAAGAAGCGCCTGGAGGAGTTCGAGGCCATCGGCGTGGAGCGCGACCTGGCCGGCATGCCGGTGGGCAAGGTGCCCGCCGACTACCTGACCGCGGCCAAGGGCACGCCCCAGGCGAAGACCGTGGAGGCCTTCCGCAAGATGGTGCGCGGGGTGCGCAGGGACGAGAACGAGGGGTTGGTGCTGCCGAACCAGTACGACCCGGATACCAAGCAGCCGCTCTTCGAGTTCGAGCTGATGAGCTCTTCGGGCTCCCGTCAGTTCGACACCAATGCCATCATCAACCGCTACGAGCAGCGGATCCTGATGAGTGTGCTGGCCGACTTCATCCTGGTCGGTCACGAGTCCACCGGCTCCTACTCGCTGCACACCGACAAGACGGGCATCTTCCGGGCCGGTCTGAACGCCATCACCAAGGCCATCGCGGACACCCTGAACCGGTACGCGGTGCCCCGAATGTTCGCGGTGAACGGCTGGAAGCTGGACCAGCTGCCCCGGTTCGAGCCCACCAACGTGGACCCGCCGGCCCTGGACCAGCTGGCCGCGTTCATGTCGGCCACCTCCCAGGCCGGGATGATGTGGTTCCCGGACCCGGAGCTGGAGAAGTACGTCCGCGAGATCGCCCGCCTGCCGGAGATGACCGAGGAGGACGTGGACTACAAGCGCGAGATGTACCAGCAGCAGCAGGCCATGGAGTACGCCAGCGGGCAGATGGAGCTGCTGGGGATGAAGCAGAAGGCAGACATGACCGCCCAGGGCTACAGCCCCGAACAGGCCCAGATGGCCTCCGAGACGCCCACCCCGGAGATGGCTCGCAACGAGGCCTACCACGAGATGGAGGGCGAGGACGAGCGTCGCAAGCACCCGATCGGTCAGGAGGACGCTGCCAAGGAAGAGGCCATGATGGCTCAGCAGCAGGAGATGGAGCAGGCCAAGATCGCCGGTCCGCCACCTGCCGAGGACGCTCCAGCCGACCAGGCCAACTTCGCGCGCGAGCAGGAGAAGGCCAAGATGACCGAGGAGGGTGCTGCCGCCGCACACGGTCGCGAGACTGAGAAGATGACCCTGCAGGAGCAGATCGCCGACCGTCAGCACAAGCGTGACATCGAGCTGCTCGCGGCCAAGTCGAAGGCCGACGCGCAGCGGGACCAGGCGAAGAAGAAGGAGTTCGGTAGGCCTCCGGCCAAGAAGGCTGCCGCCAAGAAGCCACCTCCGAAGAGGGGGAAGTGATGCCGTACAAGAGTGAGGCCCAGCGCAAGTTCATGCATGCGCGGAAGCCGAAGATCGCTGCCCGATGGGATGCGGAGAAGAAGGGCAAGCTGATCAGCAAGGCCAAGCGAGACTGGGCCGTAGGTCTGGGCACGGCTGCGGTGGGCGGGGCGATCGCCAATCAGATCCCACCGGTGCGCCGCAAGGACATCCGGCAGGTGGAGGGGAAGCTGAAGCGGAAGGCCGGGATCAAGAAGATGCTGCTGCCGGTCTCCGACGACCCCTTCTTCAACCAGGAGGCTGCGCAGAAGACCTTCGATCTGATCATGAAGATGGACGACGACACCGCTGCGGTGTTCTGCCACATCGTCGCCTCGGACCTGTTGGAGCAGGAGATCGAGAAGAACCTGGGCACCCTGCAGCAGCACCTGGACGAGGTGCTCACCGTTCGGACCGAGCGGGTGAAGAAGGCGCTGCTGCGTCAGGTGCACAAGGGCACCGGCGACCCGATCATGACCGCGGGGATGCTGGACAGCTTCCTGGACCTGATCAAGAAGGAAGACATCCCGAACTGGGAGTTCGAGCGCAAGATCAAGCGCGACCCTTCCTCGGGTCGGTTCCGCACCAAGATCAACCCGTCCACCGCCAAGAAGCCGATCAACGACAAGACGGCCGCTGCCATCGGGATCAAGGGCACCGACAAGAAGGCGTACGGCCAGCTCAGCGACAAGGAGAAGGCCGAGTACCAGAACCAGTACCAGCAGGTCGGCCGGTTCCTGGACGCGGTGCACGCAGCCACCGGCAAGGGCAACAGCAAGGTGCTGCTGCACTACAAGGACCACACCACCGGTGAGGTCTACGCCGACGAGCACCCTGGTGGAAAGCCGCCGGTGGAGGCCCTGCTGGACAAGAACACCACCATCATCGGGGCCGAGGCGCTGCCGACTGCGCTCACCGCCGGTGGTGCCGCCTTCAGCCTGTCTGGAGCGATGGGCGGGAACCAGCTGTCCGCAGGGCAGATCGACTCGATCAATACCCTGGAGACGAAGGGTGTGGGTTGGTCGGATGACTGGCTGAAGGCTGGCGAGGCCAAGCCGGAGAGCTCCAACGCGCGCCTGTACGGGCGGACCAAGGCTCTGGGCGACGCCGCCTACGAGCTGGGAGTGCCAGGCAGCAAGATCCAGCTGGCTGGGAAGATGGCCAGCATCGTCGGCCAGTACGGTCCGCAGGCCGAGGCGGTGCTCGGTCCCTCAGCCAGGAAGACCGCCTACCGCTACCGGGGCACCGAGCGGACCCCGGACAAGCGCCTGGTCCGGGCGTACGGCGAGGCGGTCGAGCAGAACAAGAAGATCGGCCCGCTGGATGTGTGGGGCGAGCGTGAGGAGAACCGGATCCGTCGCGCGCGTGGCGCGGGCCCGCAGCCCTTCGGCTCGGAGACCGGCGTGCGGGCCAAGGGCAGCCAGCGACAGGTGGGCCAGGGTCCGCCGACAGCTCGTGGCATCCAGCAGCAGGTGGCCGATCGGGAGGCCAGGGCCGGTCGCGCACCGGAGTGGCAGGAGCGCGAGATGGGTCGCCTGGCGGTGGTGAACTACCTGAAGGACCGGCTGCCCCGCAAGGACTACTACAAGCTGCACCTGGAGGCCGGCAACACCCCGCCCTCGGAGGGCGTGATCATCAACTCCGAGGGTCAGATCGTCTCCCAGTCCTCGGGCTATGGGGACGACCACTACCTGCCGTTCAACCTCAAGAACCTGAAGGGTCTCAAGGGCGGGGAGTACGTCCGCACTCGTTCGGTGGGTGGGCTGACCAGCGAGGACATCTACACCGGCCTGATCAGCGGGGCCCGCCGGGTCACGGTGGTCTCGCGCTCGGGCACGTTCACCATGGAGTTCCAGCCCGACTTCCGGGGCGGTCGCCGGCACAACGACAAGGCTCGCCGGATGACCCGGCGCTACGAGCACATCCTGGACGCGGTGCAGTCCGAGCAGGTGGAGCGCCAGGACATCCCGCCGGCCTGGAAGAAGGTCATCGCCGATGAGGTCAAGGAGGAGTACGGGCCCGGGGCGAGCAGGGCGATGATCCGTCAGGAGATCGACGCGCGGGAGCGCGAGTTCAAGGAGAACCCGGACATCAACGGTCGGGACCTGGACCGGGCTGAGGCTGCGATCAGCGCGTTCGAGGCGCAGGGGCAGATGGGTCTGGTCTCCTCCGGGGACGTGAAGGCCTACCGCGAGGAGGTCATGAACGAGCTCCGGAACATGAAGGAGATCCGGTTCCGGCTCAACGGGGTCGGCTACGCGGCTGCCCTGGACTCCCTGGAGGAGCAGTTCCCGTACTACATCAACGCTGCCTCCTGGCCCAAGCAGGAGCACCTGGAGGAGTTCGAGCGCGACCTGGGCTACGTCGAGCCCGCCCGCAATCGGCCCACCGAGGCCAAGGCCGGCTGGCACGGCACCGCCGGCAAGGAGCGGAGCGGGAAGTTCACCGCTGCGATTGCCAACGACCAGCGTGGGATGCCGGGTGCGCCACCGCCCAAGGGCGCGACCAGGGCCGGGTTCAAGGCCACCGAGGAGGCCAAGACCGAGGGCAAGCCAGCCTCCAAGCTCTCGGAGCGGGAGGCGCGCAAGGACGCTCTGGAGGAGAAGTTCCAAGAGGTCGAGGCCAAGATCAAGACCAAGGACGCGACCACCGCCCTGCACCTGTCCGCCCAGAAGGTGGCTCCGCCGGCCGGTGCGGCTCCGCCCGAGTGGTGGGGGTACGACGAGGATCGGTTTCGCCAGTACATCGAGACCCCCGCCAACCTCAGCAAGTTCCAGTCCTTCATGGAGCAGCACGCAGCTACCTTCAGTCAGCTCCACCCATCGGCCTGGCAGGCGTACGGCAACGCGATCGGGGCGACTGGTACCAAGAAGTACACCGCGGAGAACGCTCACCACTTCCCCGCCTACCCGTACTCCTTCAAGGGAGAGGGAGAGGCGTTCCGGCCTAACGCTCCTGCTGGTGTAGTGCAGGCGCAGATGCGGAAGATCGACGGGGAGGCGCTCAGCCTGACCCTCAACAAGCCTCTCTCCGAGCTCAACGAGGAGCAGATGAAGAACGAGGTGAACACCATCCGCACGGTGATGGAGATCCAGCAGGAGATGAAGGGGGCGAAGCCTGAGGAGCTCACGGCTCTGCTGCACAGCCACTTCGCGGCCTCGCCTGCCCTGGTGTCCTCCTTCTTCGCGAAGGGCCCGGAGAA